TAGCACGATGGACCCAGACATCAAAAATCGGCTCACGGATCTTTACGGTCCAACGCCGGGTGTCATGAATAGTTTAGTGAATAGACTTAACACTGGATACACAGGTTTTCAGGGTGATCGTTTCGCCAACATGAACGCGGACCAATTGCTTTTCAATCAGATGGTGCGAGATAACATTGAACGCGCACCGGGGGCGGATATTTTTGAGCGGAGCGTAAGTAGAGCCGATGCTACCGCAACACCTACGGGAATGGATGTCGCAACTTCAGCTTTTGGACCCACGGATCAACCTTTGGCGCAAGCTGCAAGATCAAATATCCAAGACGTTGTTGCTGGTCAATTCGCAGGCACTAATCTGGACCCGTATCAAAATCCTTACAACACGGCGGTTATTGATACTGCACTTGCAGACTTGGATCGTGCTACACAAATGCGACTACGAGCTGCGGATGATCAAGCAACCAAAGCGGGCGCTTATGGTGGAGATCGAGCAGCTATCGAGCGAGGCTTAATTAACGAAGAAAGTTTGAGAACAGCGGGTCGTATGGTTGCGGATTTAAGGGCAAGAGGTTTTGAAGACGCTGCTAATCGAGTTGAGGCAGACCTCGATCGAGAAATGAAAGCACAAGAAGCAAACCAATTAGCGGATAGGCAAACGAGTAGAGATGCATTGGATACGGCCACGGCTATTGAGCGTGACGATCCGGTTAATCAGTTAAGAGCTTCTCAAGCACTATTAAATGCGTTTGGGCAGGGCAGTGACCAGTACAGAAATTATCTGGCTGACTTTATGGGCATTGGAGACAGACTCGATGACAGAAGTCAGAGAGAACTTGATTTCGATTTTGCTGAGTTTGCCAATGCGGTCAACTACGATCAAAACATGATAGACAACATGATTCGCTTGCTCAGTACAGCAACAGGCGATCGTCAGGAAGAAACGAAAACAGAAATGGGTACTGTTGGTCAGATCAGCCAAGTTGCTAATTTGATTCCAGCCTTGGGAGGAGCAGCGGGCGCTTTTATTGGTGATGATGGAAAATTAAAGTGGCCTTGGGAGGATTAAGATGGCGGGTTTATTAGATAGAATTGCAAGCACATTAGGTAATGCAGGCAGCGGAATCAGTAATATTCTGTCTGCCGCTGGTAACGCCTACGCGCCGCCCGATATGAATCTTACTCGGAACCAGCAGATGGGTTTGCTGGGATCTCGCCTGGGAGACATGATGGTCGGGCCCCGAGGTGAAATGACCAACAACACGCCAGCTTATCTCGATAACATCAGACGCGAAAATGAATTAGCCAGGCGCAGGGGTGTTATGGATTCGCCACAGATACAAGGTTTGCTTGGAAACATCAGTGATCCAGCGTTAAGTGCATTACTCCAAGAGCAAGTCGCATCGGGCGATGTTGCTGGAGGTATGCAAAATCTTTTTAACTACAATCAGGCACAAGAACAAAGACAATCACTTCTTGACGCGGCTGCGATGTCTAATATTGATCCAGAAACAATGGCAATTCTCCAAGGTATGCCAGACGCTGCTGGTATTTCACAATTTCTTGAGGATGAACGAGATCGTGATACAGAAGAGTTGAAACGAAGGTTCGATATGGGTCGCGCGATTCGTGATGACTTTGTAAGCGAAACAGAAGATTTTAGAACCCAGCAAGAAAAATTTGCACAAATAGCTACTTTTGCGGAGGCTCCATCTGCGGCTGGTGATATTGCTTTGGTGTTTTCTTACATGACTTTACTTGATCCAACGTCAGTTGTGAGAGAGGGCGAATACGCAACAGCGGCGCAAGCGGGTGGTACGATAGATCGTGCAACTGTTGGTCTATACAACAGATTGATAAAGGGTGACGTACTTACACCGAGCCAAAGAGCGGGTTTTGCTAAAGCTGCAAAGCAACTGTATGAAAATATTCTAACTGGTTATCAAGAAACAGAGACAGCAGCTAGGCAAAGTGCTGCAAACTTTAATCTTGATTTCGATCGTGATGTTACATCGCAGAGTTATGCTCGTTTTACTCCAGAGCAATTAGATGCTATCGGCAATTTAGATGAATCAGCTTTTGAAACACCGGACCTAACGGATGAAGAGAGGATTACAATTGCAAAAAATATGGTCGATCGTCAAGCTGGCACGGCTATTCAAGTACAACGTGCGTTGGATGAAGGCGATGATTTAGGTTTAGTTAACTTGCAATTCGCGGATCGCCAAGAAGCTCAAGAATTTCTCAATACATTTTATGATAACGCCAGACTTAGTTACCCAAATATGAGTTTTGACAATGACTGAACGATTTGATATAGCACAATTTGCAAAAGAAGCAGGCATAAATGTCGGCACTGAACCCGGTTTAGAGCTTGGTGTCGCAGCGGGAAATATTATTCCTTCACTCAAAAAAAATCTCGGTGATTTGATCAGCGCGGTTACGAGCCCGATCGAAACTGGCAGGGGTTTATTAAGTGTAGCTGGCGGCGCAATGAGCAAAGCAGGCGTACCGGGATTGAGTGAGTTTGAACCCTACGCTGATGCTGTAGTCGATATGATAATTGATCGTTATGGGTCTGTAGAAAATGCGTACAACAGTATTGAGACTGACCCAATTGGTGTCTTGATGGATTTCTCTGGCATTGCTGGGGTTGGCGGCAAGTTGGCCAAGGTCGGTGGATTTGAAAATGCGGGTGATTACATTCAGGCAGCAGCGAATGCGATCGATCCTGTTAACCAAGCCTCCAACGTTGCCTTTGGTATAGGTGGCAAATTTATACCGGAGAGAACACCAGAAAAAGTTTACTCGGGTGCAGCAAAAATCGGTACGACTCTTACTCCAAACGAACGTAAAAACTTTAATCGAACAGCAGTAGAGCAAAGAATAACTCCTGATGCTGCGGGACTCGCTAGGCTCGGTGCATTAACTGAGCGTTATCTTGCACGGGTGGACGAGCTAATTGCCGAAGCTGCTGACACTGGTCGCACTGTTGATGCGACAGTTTTGTTTGATGACCTAGCTGATTTAGAAGAAGCTGTTTTCACTGGAAATAACGTAAACAAATTCCGTGATCTAAATCAGATTACAAAGGTTAGACAGTCATTAGCGCAATCAATTTACGGGCGTGATGTAAAAGACCTAGACGCTTCTGTCCCACCCAAACGACTCAACGCAGCAGAGCTACAAGAACTGAAGAAAAGCGCCTACGCAGAGGCAGACTTCAGACCAAAAAATGCAAAAAAATCGATGAGTAATGAGGCGCACAAGGCTGTCGGTAGATCAGCAAGAAAAGCAGTAGAAAGCATCGCTTCACCTGAGATCGGTCGAACAAATCAGCAGCTTGGCAATCTGCTAGAAATGAAGCAACCTTTGGAAAGAGCCGTTGGTCGTATCGAGAATAGAAACTTATTCAGCTTGCCACAAACACTCGGAGTGTTGCCGGGTATTGCTACAGGTGATTTCTCTACAGGGCTGCTTGGTTATTTATTAGGTGGATTAAACACGCCACAAAGACAAGCTCAATTGGCTTTCGGTATGGAAAGGATGCGTGAGATACCCAGAAATCCTGTGACAAGTTTGCTCTCGTCAGCACCCGGTCAAGGCATAGCAAGAAAAGCAACCTACGCAGGCAGAACAGCAGAGGGATTACGCAACCAAGGTTTTAATTTAGATAGGCTACCGGGTTTATCAGGCTTACTAAGCCGCCAATAGTCTTCCTTCCTTTATATAGGTAGCAAAAATGGGTGTCCAATTAGTGTCCATTTGCTGTAGTTTTTGGATATTCCACCAGTGTCTGTAAGTAGCTTTGCTTTCTAAGTAGTTGTAAATATTAGATTTATGACATACCAAAAACACTGGTGTAAATCAGAGAGGCGGTTTCGAGTCCCGTCCGGTCCGCCATTTAACTCTCTGATTTTATTGAAGTTTATTTTTTAGAATGGCTCTTGGGTGTCCAATGGGTGTCCACTAAGAGATTTTGGTCATTGGTTCGAGAAGGGAATAGTCTTCATTACGGTCCTTGTAATCGTCTATTATTTCCGCGTAAGTATTTTCAAACATTGCCCTAGAGTGACCTAACTCTCTTGGACCTTTTTCACCTTGACCTTGAGAGATCAACTCAGCCGCTCTGGTGTGTCTTAACGTGTAAGGAATACGATAAGGTATCTTACAACTTAAATACTCTCCTATGTCCTCATCGTCCCACTCAGTTCGCAAATCATTGTAAAGCGCATCGGCATCTTTACTAGATAGTCGAACGTTTTCATGAGCATCACGCCACGCATTACAAAAACTATCTGCATCAAGATAAACAGTGCCTTTAGTGTTTAAGAAAATGAAATCGTTTTTATCGATGTTCACAATCTTTTTGGGCTTAACTAATTTACGACATTCCGCAAGTGCTTCTCTTGCAGGCGCAGGTAAATAAACTTTTCGTTTTGCATAGGTCTTAGTAGTGTTACTTAGCTTTCTTCCAACGATGCTTTTATTAACCGACAAAAATTGTCCATCAATAATATCGTTCCACTGAAGTGCTAGGATCTCGCCAGTACGCATTCCGCAATACCTAAAAATCGTAAAGTAGAGATGCACGAACGGATCGTCATGTTCCTTTAAATAATCGAGCAACGCCTCAACCTCAACTTGTCGATAACGCAAGGTTGGCACTTCCTCTTCATCAGGAAATCTAAACTCACCCCGTGGGCAAGGATTAGGTGAAATGATGTGATGGTCGAGCAAACGTCTTAATGCACTTACACGATTAGCCAGAGTTGCCTTTGATAAGTGACAATTACTGTTGATCCACTTCTGTATTTGTTTAGGCTCAATGGAACGCAAAGGCTTATGGCCAAAGATCGGCATCCACGTTGTTCTAAGAATGGTCAACTGATCTTCAATTGTTGTTTTCTTCCATCCTTTTTTCTTACCCTTAGTTTTTACGGCCTCACTTTCTACCATCCTTCTTGCGTGTGCCTCAAACTCTAAGTAAGCATCTCGATAAGAAAGGCCAGATGTATTATCAGCCTTTTTCTGCTCTTGTGGCTCAGTTGAATACTTCTCTTTCAACTCGCCCCAAGTAGTACGCTGTATCCTTAAATTTTCTAGCTCGTCCTTGTAAAGCCTTCCAGCCGCATTTAAATCCCTTTGGTTGTTAGCCGATCCCGGCACTGTGACAACGATGTGCTGCTTTGTGCCGTTTACACGCTTTTGCCAGTGGACCCTTATGCCTTTTCTGTGTGGTTCGACTCCTGTTGGGAAATTAGCCACTTGTCTACCTCCGGTATATTTACGAGTGTTTGTTTGCCAACAACTACATAATGTTGGCCTTTATTCCACTTCTCGAACATCCAGCCTTCTATAATTCGATCAGTGACGCCGAGCTTTTCGGCGTATTTCTTCCTATGTATAAATTTAGGTTCCATCCACACTCCGTATACTACAGGTATCTATTAACATTATCAAATACTAAAGGTATCTATTTGGGGGTTAAAAAGGGATATCATCATCGAAATCGTCAGTTTTCGCGGGTTTTGCGGGCTTTTCAGTTTCTACGATAGGGGCTGTGATTTCTTTGCCGTCCTTATCCTTTTTGGGTTTACCGAGCTTTATGCTCAAAAAAGGCCCGTTTGAGCCATTTCTGATTTTACCGTTTACCCAATGTAGAACTAACAAATTTCGCTTCTCATCCTTCTCCCAACGTGAGCCGGAATAATCGTTACCGTAGTCATCTGGTTCTTTATTCTTGTTTAAGGTCTCATCACCGTGTCTCGGGTTGAACTCACTCATTTCTTAACTTTCTCCTGTTGTTTACTTGGTCATCGCTTTCTTCTAATAGCTTTTCAGCTCCCGCTAGAATTATGTCTATGTCTTCCTGATTACGTTGGATAGGAATAATCATGAGCTGCTCATCCTCATGTAACCTGGGATCGAAAGTCACGAAGTCGCACCGCTCTGCTCCAGTGCAATTCATTTGGAGTTGCATTTGGTTGTAATAGCCTGACTTGCCTGCTGTCCCCAACGTCTTCACCTTCTCTAAAAAGGCTTTGTCTTCTACAGGTATTCCCGCAGCTTTCATGTTGATAAAATCTTTATGGTAGCTAGCGGAGTAGGGGCATTTAATTTCAATGATGGCATTACCACTGAATAGGACGCCGTCAGGGCTTGCACAGATGCGTTCGTTTGTAGGATCGAGGAATATGCCTACCTCATCGACTAGGTTCCCTGATTCAATCTCATAGGCTTGGAAGGCTTTGGGCTCGTTATCGATGCCCCACTGAATTGAATCGGGTTTTCTCTTTAGCTCTTCCTTTAATATTTCAGCCAAACATTTCTCAGGGTCTAAGATCTGGTCCACAATTTTGTTCTTAGAGTCTTCTCGCTTGCTAGAGTAAGCACCACGAGATCCCGGCACAACAACACCCGCGTTACTTGCTGAAAATCGTCCAAGTTTTGCTTTAAACCACTCTGGGGTGCGTTGCTTGATTTTTATTAATAGTGCTTCTAGCTCTTTTATCTTTTTTGTTTTTTTACGCGGCATCCTTTAAATCTTCCTTGAGTTGTTTAGCGGCTATCCCTATTACTTGCTTCATAAAAGATCCTAACTTATTTCTATTCTCAGATTCATTTTTCCAAATTGCCTGTAGTTCATCTCTTGTCGTAGCGGAATTTAACTCAGCAGTAAGATCTGCCAAAATTTGTACCTCTTCAGCTTGAATGCCTTCTAAGATTTTATCCGCAGAAACTTCTTCAGGCTGCACAACGCCATCGTTATCGTCAGCATCTTCCTCTATTGTGAGATTAAATGCGCCACACAGGTTGTATCTACGTCCGTAAGTGTGAGCTGCCCCAAGTTCTTGATTGTTGCTTGGATTGCTCAAAGTGATTGGCCAAGTATAACTTTTGCTTTCATTGCTCGGTATATGTATCAGAGTAGTGACAATATCTCGATCTGCTTCTTTACCTTTACCTTCAACACGCTTTATGTGCGTATCGATTTTTATTTCATTCTTTAACAGAGATGCTTGGATTGAGTTAACCACAGCATATAAGTTTGCATAAGGTATTGGTTTGCCGCCCCGGAGTTGCTCTGCGTTAGGTTCTAATGCTTCAAAACTTTCGATTGCTGCAAACATTGCTGCGTTGAGTTTTTCTGATTCCTTCATACTTTCTCCTTTTTAATTAGTCTCAGCTTGTGGACCTCTTGCTGAGTCAGAGCTGGATGCGTGAACCGTCGCATTTTCCCAATCCTTGTCCGTGGGATATTCAAACCCATCTGTGGATATAATATGTATCCGCTGTGGGCAAATTTTTTTTACTTGTGTATCTGAGTTCCTATCACTACGCCAACTGTACTCATTTTCTTTGGCATCTTAAAAACTCTATTCGGATAATCCTTGTTAACAAATTCACAAAAACCATCGCCTTTATATCTCGCATACTTCAATGTCTTATCTGACAAAGCCATCATATCACCAACTTTCGGTTCTTTCTCAAAATCTACGATCGCTGTGCAGCCGTGCGGGAGCTCGGGATCGTTAGCCTCACCATTAACAGGTAGAGCGTAAGTGTGCATACTGTGCTTACCTGGCCAGTAGATTTGGTTGTCTACCACTACTCTGTTTTTTATAATCTCTAATATCTCTTTCATCTCTGTACCAACGAGGTAACCAACGTCACCAACTATCCCGTTCACAGTACCCGTCACCATTTTGACGAGGTTCGATGCCTCTCTAGCGAGGCGGGGTGAGAAGTCCTCTAGTTCACACCCTATGTGGCGGCAGAATTGCAGCCCACGTTCCAAGTTAATCGGGTTGCGTCCATTGAGCATATGCGAGATTTGAGATTTATCCGTTCCCATTGACTTAGCCATTTTCGGATGGCTAAGACCTCGCGCTGCCTCAACTGCTTGGTACAGCTTTTTTAACTTGCTTGCTTCTAGCTCTTTAGTCATAATCCCGATACTATCAGTATCTAATGAAAAATACTATTTGTATCGGGTCAGTTAGATTAGCAAATTTTATTCATCTATCAACCCATATGGTAAATAAAAAACAACTGAAAATAATAATAAAGCAAAAAAATTGACGATTTCTGTTTATCACATGAATAAAGCTGGAGAGAGACTTTATGAACGCAAAGAAAAATTTTAGAAAAAATTTGCGTAAATTGATAACCGATCGCGGTTATAAATCAAATGCTGAATTTGGAGAGAAAGTCGGAATGAGTGCGTCCAAAATTCAAAGATTGTCCAACTGTGCGAATGATTGCCAAGCAATTGATTTGGGAGATGCTGCAAAGATAGCGGTCGCATTGAACACAACTCTAGGTTACATGACGGGTGCCGTGGCTACTGATAAATTAATCAAACAAAGCACAGCAATGCACACAGGCATCGTTGGGGCAATTGATTACCTAGAGAAAGATTTACATTTACGAAATAACCGAATAAAAGAATTAAAGCATGACAAAAAATTTATTGAGGAAATGTTATCTGCTTTTTTCCCTTCAGACGTATTGAAAAAAAAATCTGAATAAACACTTTTTTTTCGCTTCACAGATATGTAATATATCTAAAAGATATTAAACATATGGAGCGTGTGAAATGTATCCCCAACGATTCAAACGACCAATTCCCCTTAAAGATTGGATGGCCTCTAAAGGTTTATCGATTGCAAAAACAGCAAAGTGTTTTGCATACGGCAACGAATATTTTATCCCCGCCGCTATTCAAAAAATGCTAGCTAACTCAAAAAGAGATGTGGGCGTCCAAAATGATAAGTTGGTCGAAACGAAAAGAAAAAAAGTTGTTGGTGCTTTTGTGGACGGTCACTATTTTCACACTGAAGAAATAATTTACATCGAAGAATTAAAGCCAGGAAAAAAACTTGGACCAAACCCAACCGCAGACAATGCGTCAAAAGGCAGAAGGGTTAATTAATTACGATGTTAAAAGCTAGGGAGTTGGCACAGTTGTTTGATCATGCGAGAGAGTTAGGAGAAGGGCGTTGGGTAGCTCGATGCCCGGTCCACGATCGGGGACAGAATCTTTACATCACGGATGGGGATTCAGGTAAGACTCTAATGTACTGCCAATCGGGGTGCGATAACGTGGAGATATTAAAAAAAGTCGGACTAACCTGGAGAGATCTTTTCTCTGGCGATGCGCCAAAAAAACCTTACGACACTTTCGAGGATCATAACACGCTACTTTTCTATCGGCAGGGTCTCGCCAACGGCGAAAAAAATATGAACCCAGCTTTTGTGAAACAGGCTGGTATCGCACAAGAAAGATTACGAAAACACGGCTTCATACTAAAGAAATCAGGAGAACTGCAACGTGTCACTAGAGCTAATTAGATTGCCTCACAGCGTTCTAAGCCTTAGTGATAGTCACGCTATCGCTTTCATGATTCTTCTACACAGCAAACCCGAGGGCTTTGCTATACGAGGACAGGAAGTGATGGATAAATTTAAAATCGGGAAGTCGGTCTTTTACCGGGCTCGGAAAATACTTCTCGAAAACAACCTCATCGCTGAGAAAAAAAAGTTTAACCGTTTAGGGCATTTTGACGGTGTGTACTATCAACTTGTTCCACATGAAACCGTGGTGCAAAAAATAGAACACGGTTACCAACCGTATGCCGAAAATCAGAACACGGTAGACTTGGCACGGTCTGTGCAAAAGCATAATTCTAGCTGTAAGAATAATGCTAGCAAGATTAATGCTAGCTGTAAGATTACTTCTAGCAGCTTGCTTAATGCTAACAAGCTTTATTCTAACAAGCATTACTCTAACAGTCGGAAATTTTCGCAACAGAGCTCCTACCCAGATGATTTCGAGAAACTATGGAAATCTTTTACCCCAACGTTGGGGGCATTGGGGTCCAAGTCTGCGGCGTTCAAAGAATTTAAAAAATTGGGTATGGATCCAGGCGATGTGGATTGGTTGGTAGGTAGGATTCGTGCAGAGATTAAACGCAAAAAACAAATTCGTGCAGAGAAACAATTCGACCCTAGTTTCGCTCATGTTTGCCGGGTACTGAAAAATCGAGATTGGGAAAGCTGGGTCGATTCTCCAACGTCAGTGGAGGAACTAATTCTGTGATTGTAGATAGGATATCGGTAAGTAATTTTGACAGGGAAACGTTGGAGCAAGTTCTAGCGGAAAAATCACAGCACAAGGTCAACTGGATCGACAGGTATGAGGACCAGATTACCGAGGAAGACCCAACGCAAGAGGGGATTAAACTGCCTTGGACCAAGACCCACGAAAAAATAATTTTACAGTACGGTGCAGTCTCAGTTTGGGCAGGGATTGATGGACACCGCAAGTCTAGTTTACTGGCACAGATTGCCGCGTTCTCAGCTAGGGATGTGGTTACAGGAATTGCTAGTTTTGAGATGCCAATCAAGCACCAGATTAAAATGCTCACTCAGCTTGCCTCTGGGGTTATGGACCCGCCGATCGAATACCAAAAAGAATTTGCGAATTGGGGTAATGGGAAACTTCTTCTCTACGATCATCACGGCGATGTGCCAAGCATCGAGGCTTATGCGCTAGTGGTTAAAATGGCCCGAGATTACGGAGCCAAGCTAATCGTAATCGACTGCCTGCAAATGATAAAAGGGGTAGGGGGCGAGGCAGCTATCGAACGGGACATCATGAAAATGTTTGTTCAACTCGCAAAGGCCTTTGATGTTCACATAGCTATCGTTCATCACACACGCAAGCCAGCTCAGGGATCTGATGATTATGTGCCGACCCGGTTTGATTTGTTGGGCAGCTCAAGCTACTCACAGCTAGCCTCGATCCTGTGCATAGTCTGGGCAGATAAGAAAAAAGACAAGCTCCGAGATTTACTTGCAGCCGGAGGTGAACTTACTGATGAGCAAGAAGATTATATGCGCCGCCCGGACACAAAAATAATCTGTAGTAAAAATCGACATCTCCCGTGGGAAGGCACGATTGGTCTTTGGTTGGAGAACAGGCAGTTCATCGGTAGAGACAACTCCCAACGTCTATTTTTCAACGAGGAGCTCTCCGCATGATGTATGAGAAGGAGCAGGACAGAGAGAACGAGCGGATTCTAGCGAAGGCCTTAGAAGAAAAGTACGGAGGTCAGCTTTATCAAACTAATTCTTTGCACAGAATTGATTATCTTTGGTTCAACGAGAAAGGACCAAAATGGCTCGAAATAAAAAAACGAGAAATCCCTTCAACTAAATTCGACACAATTTTTATTCCGCTGCATAAATTGCAGTACGCCAACGAATTAAAACAAGCGACAAATTACGACTCTTACCTGGTCGTATGGTGGACCGATATGGTCGGCGTCACAAGACTGTCTAACTTGAAATGTGAAGAAGACTTTACACTAGATTACAAAGCACGCCACGGTCGAACCCCGGAGCCAGTAATACATCTGTCCCGAGACAAATTTAAAACCATTGAGGTGCAGTTAAATGGTTGATGGCCTGCAAATAAACGTGACCTCAACGGATGACTTCCCGCGTGTCAAAAATTCGATGGTGGAGTATCTAAAGAAGTACGGGAAGATTGTTGTGAACATCGTTGATGCACGGCGTCGGAGTGACTTACAAAACAGATTAATTTACGCAATGTATCGTGAGATCGGTAAGCAGCTCTACGGTAACGATGACCATTTTGCTCGGTGCGAATGCAAATTAACGATTGGTGTTAAGTTGCTAAGAGACACTAGCGAAGATTTTAAAAAAGTTTATGACAAAAACTTAAAACATTTGGACTACGAATCAAAATTAGAAATTATCAGTGTGATACCAGTTTCAAGCCTTTTGAGTATGGGAGCAGCTCATCAATACATAGAAAAGATTTACGATGACTATGCCCAGAAGGGTGTGAACTGGTCTGATTTCGTGAACAAAAGCCGGGATCAATTAAACGCTTGAGAATTTCTACTTACCAATTAAATAATTTGCGACAAAAGATAAATTGGAGCGGTACAGAAGCAAAAAGTAAGGGGTTTAATTCAGCAGTTTTATTTTTCTTTACCCATCATTTGAAAAAAAAATATCACTTAAAAAAAATGCGTAATTTAATCGGAGTTGACATTGAAAAAGGTGAATACAACATAATGGAAATGATGAATAAAGCGCAAGATAAAGCGAAGACTACGCGCAGTCATCGGATTTCAGCAATATTGCATCGTAACGAAGAAAACGACTTAACTAAAAAAATTGTTGTTGGAATGTTACAAAGTCTAGACTGCGATTGTTCTTATAATGATTGGAAACGTGTTGTTTTTTTAATTCTAAATACGGGGTGGGGTTGCGCATATGAAATTGCACAAACTTGGTCTGCACAATCATCAAATTTTAATCAAAAATCTTTTGACCGTTTAGTAAATTCATTTGAAAGCTCAAAGTGTAGTTTACACATCAAACAATTGGAACATATGTGGAGAGAATCTCGCTCAGTACAAAATTCTGAGGACTGCAAGTTAGCCTTGTCATCTGATGAATTTTATAAAACTAGGGAGTGGCTAGAGTTGCGCACGCATGTTCTGGATCGTTATGGTCCTGAGTGTATGCAGTGTGGGCGTTCAAAAAAAATACACAATGTTGTGATTCACGTCGATCACATCATTCCGCGCAGCGTGGCTCCAGCCTTAGAGTTAGATCATGATAACTTACAAATCTTATGCGGAGACTGCAATATTGGTAAAAACAACAAATTTGTTACCGATCACAGACCAGATAAGGGCTTAAAGTTAAATGAAAATGACAATTGAAGCGCAAGACCACGAAATAGAACAACTTAAAGAACTTGTTGAGGTGTGGATAAAGGAACGTGTCGAAAAAATTATCGAAGAAAAGGAAGCCGAAGAGCAAAGCGAAGCTGATTGATGAGTGCGCCACGCTTTTACAGAAACTCGTCAGACTGAAAGCCGCCGATCATCAAGGCTTTGTAAAGTGTGTTACTTGTAACAAGCTTGCCCGATGGCAAGAGATGCAAGGGGGTCACTACATCGAGCGCGGTCGGTTAGCTACAAAGCTGCTAGAAGAAAACATCCATCCTCAATGCCAGTATTGCAATGCGTTTGGGATGGCCAACTCCACTCACTGCCGGGAGACATACAGGAGCTACATGATTGATATGTACGGAGAAGATTTCCACAAACAATTGCTTGCCGATTCAATTAAGCCAAAGAAATACAGCATGCCAGAGGTCAGGGATATGCTGGCCGATCTTAAACAGCGCGTGAAGGAACAGGAAGCGCAGTTAGAATCTTTAAGACCGACACAGGAACATGACTATTAACAACGATGGAGTTTTTTAACAATGACAAAAGAAACAAAAGAAACAGAAAAAAAAGAGATTGATTCAGACACAATTGACAGAGGCGGTTTTTTTGCAAAATTGAAAGAAGAAGAAGAACTGGAAGCAAGTGTGAGAGACACTTATTTTGCTAGAGCGAAAGCACAAATTTTTGCAGAACTCGGAGTGCATCTTACTAGAATGCAAATAGTAAATTACTGCATTAACTACACACTCAACGAAAAAACTAGGCAAGAAAAAAATTAGCACACTGTTAAGGTGAATAAGGATAAAATAAATAGCCTTATAGATATCTGGTTAGACACAGTCTCTCGCACTGAGGTCGGCTGGCCAAAAGAATCGATGCTTGCGAAGTTCATGATGTACCGGGGCTCGTTCCAAGACACTAAGCAAAGCAGCGGTTTAGAAAAATTTTTAGACAAACAAATTAAAACTCATGCGAAGTTCGGAGATATACACGTTGCGTTACATGAGCTGGATGAAAGTAAGGCTTTAGCTATCATTGCAAAGCGGTACTATCGAGGTCTCAATGTAAACAACAAAACTTATACCAATAAAGACCGTGCGTCGAAAATCGGACAACGGTTACGACAGTATGAAAACAATGTCAGTAAGGCTTATTCAGCAATTTCTAAGACGTTGGAATTGTTAGAGAAGAGACAAAATATATCTTAAAAAGACACTTTATATTCGCGTTGGTTTAGTGTATCGTTTTGATATCTTGGGGATTCCCTGCTCTTAACGTCCCTTGTAACGTTACCCCTTTTCTGCACAGTCCCCAAATTTAATTATGAATATCTACGAGCATCTAAAAGAAGCGGAAGGTTTCCGGGCGCATCCTTATGATGATGTCGGTAATCTTTCAATAGGTTACGGCAGAAATCTGACCTCGCTTGGGATTTCAGAAGCTGAAGCGATGACGATGCTGACCAACGATGTGGAAAGGGTCCGTAGTGAGCTCAAAGATAGATACGATTGGTATCTTACACTTGACCCCTTTAGAGCTATGACGGTAGAAGCTTTGGTCTATAACATTGGGATCACAAGGTTCGGTCAATTTAAAAAGTGTATTGCTGGGCTGTCTCAAGGTAAGTGGGAAGACGCGGCGGTAGAGATCTTTCCAAATAGTCTTTACGCAAAACAAGTTCCAGACCGTGCGCTAAAATATGCAACGTGGATTAAGAATGGTGTCGCATGACTACTCCTTTTCAATCGAGCGCCTTTGGTGCACTGACGCCAGAGCAGCAAGCGAGATTATTAGAGGCCGTTTCTCTCCAACGTCTTAATGAGCCTACGGTTCAGCCAATAAAAAATATACTAGAACCGATTCGCCCAACGTTCAGTGATCGCTTGTACAATCTTAGTGTCGATGCATTTGGTTCAGATCCGCAGGGTAGGCGGCGCGCTGGCATGATGATGGATACGGCTGACGTGGTCGATCCGGGTTTCATGTTAGCCTCTGAGGCAGCAAGAGATTTTTCACAGAATGATGTTTTCGGAGGCACGGCAAACACAATACTAGCTGGTGTCGGATTAGTTCCGGGGATGCGAGGTGTAGTTAAGCCAGCAATTAAGCTCACTGACATACCGCGTCCTAACATTGTTCAGACAGTGCCTAGAGAAATTGATGCTGCTGATCGGATAGGTACGACGGGTGCATACAGAGGAGCTCCACGGGGCATAGACTCTGGTCAAAAATTAGCGGGTCTACGGAAGCGTCTGAAAGATTCTGTTAGCCGTGGCGCAACTGGCCGAGATTGGTATCAGCGTAGCTCAGAGAGCGCCACAAGACTGACAGGTGGCAGGCCCGGATACAAAGATCGGTACTCTGGCGCAGTGGCACTAACTTCACAAGGTGCAGCCGTACCGAGCAATCAAGTGTTTGGGGTGCGCGGGTATAACCAATCAATCACTGGCAACCCGATTGACACGGGTCGCTTTCCCAGCAGCTCACGGCAGGGAATAGAAGGGATGATGTCAGGGGATCCGACAGAGTTTGGTCCGAAGCGCGGCCCATTCTATGAAGCCCTCAATGTGGCTCCGGGTGAAGCAGCGGCCAGACCAACAAATGATTTATGGATGGCTCGTGCGTTTGATTACAGGACACCCGAAGGCGAGGTGTGGAGTGCGGGGCTAGGTGAAGCACAACACCGTTTTATGGACAAAGAGATTGACAACCTCGTTGATTGGGCTAACACAAACAAGATCGGTGGTGAATCGAACTGGACGCCAGAAAAAGTGCAGGCATCGATCTGGGTTGATACGAAAGCGCGCTTTGAGGGTACGCCTGTAGAGGCAGCAGCATACGATTTTTCTGATGACCTCGATAAGATCACTGCGAACATTAACGTTGAGTCAGAGGCAGCACGCGGCCTTAATCATTTAGCGGGTACACAAACCAATCCCGAGCTGGCACAACGACTACAAGCTGGTCAGCGCGGTTTGTTGTCTACACCTACTGGTGAGGATTTATTGGCGTTGGAGGCAGGGGCCCTAACAAGACCCACTGCGGAAGGTTTCGGTTACTACAAAAATGTTTCCGCACCGACTGATGTAGTACGAGTACTGGCCTCACCGAGCACGGGCAGTAACATAATGGACCCGGCGTCCAGAGAACTGGTTGAAGGTATTGCAGCCGCGCAGGGATTACTACGGGGTCAAGAATCGGTAGGTTATAATTTTATGCGGGGCGGCACTTTACTTGAGCGTAACGCGGCTGAAGTTAATTTAGGTAGAGCACCGTTACAAGATGAAATGCTGACAGTAGGCAATCGCCTCGACGAAGAATTTGGTGGAGCGATAACGCCAGTCAACCTCGATCGTGGCGTAAGTTACTTAGTCATTGATGATCTGAAACCTTGGGCCATCGCAAATGATATTGATCCCAACGATCCTAAGAAGCTAGCACAAGGCTGGCAAAACAAAATCAGAGAGATCACAAAAAACGAATTTGATGCGAAGCCAGAGTTTGGTGTGAACAGCGGTGATCTAGTAGGTAGTTTCGAAGGATACAAACCAAGTGCGTATTTGCCTGCAATTGAGCAGTCTGGTGTAGCAGAGCAATTGAGTCGAGCAGCACAACAAGCAGCTCCCGCATTCGAAAAACTAGACGCTCAATTGGTGCGAGAGTTTCCAGATATTGGTGTTAGGAATCAGATTCTGATGAGGACTCGTCAGGCACTAGCTGAAGGTGGCATTCCTTTGGTTCGTCAGCTTGTTGATCAAGGCGTTCTGCCTGTTGCTGTAATCGGAGCTCTTGGAGGTGTTGTCGGTGCTCGGCAATATGGTTCTCAAGCCAACGGTCAAACCGACGCAATTTAGCAGCGTAGAGTTCTGGGTGATCTTTCTCGTTAATCATTTGTAGCTCCCTTTAGCGTTGACGTAGCAAGTAGGAATAAATCACGATGGCGAATACTACCACTATCGATTCAGCAAATAAACGGACAGTGATCAAAGCGTTAGAACGAGACATCAAAGCTTACCTAGAGCGCGGTGGTAAAGTTAAAAGTTTACCGAAGGGTCAAAGTACAACTGAGAGCATCCCGAGGTTAGGGATCAAGAGGCGGGCCACAAAGAAGTAACCCGCTTCCCAACGTCAATTACAAGTAACAAGATTGTCAGTGATAAGACCAGACTGTAAGAGATCCTGACAGGTACGCCCGTAGAATCCCTGAAGCTGGTAAGCGAGTCGGGTATCGTGAAGGTACTGCCAAGCCTCAAGGACTTGGCCATCGTACTCTTCAGGTTCAATACCTTCACATAGGTTGATAGCTAGGAAGTTATTCATGCGGCTTGCTCCTCTATGCGCTTGACGGTTTCTTCTTGACCGTACTTGATGAGGAACTCTCGCAAGGTGTAAACCTCTTCATCCCATTCGTCTGTGAAATTGATTCGACTACGCATAACGACAGCAGCATCTAGTGAAATGATACCGAGATGATCGTGTTGTCGCTTTTTAAGACTTGGAACAAAGTCATAACGATACTCAGTATCACTGTGACGCTCATGACTTCTGGTTATCTCCGCTCGATTATTAGCACGGATGAAACTTTCAGCCGTTAAGTAGTCTTGTCGCGAGGCGTAACCGGACGGTTCTCGTAAAGCGTTGCGGATATAAACAGCAGCGCCTTCTGGATAACCATCGTGGTGGATGTAAAGGGTGATGTCTGGTTTCTCTGAAGAATGAAAACCGTAGGTTGCTCTTGTACTCATGTTGTTTCTCCTTTTAGTGATTCGCTGAATGCAGGCTCACAAGTTGGTTAATAAATGCCTTTGGGTTAGATAACCCGTTTTGTTTCGTAATAAGTGTACGTTTTCTCTACTAACTGCAAAGGCTGCAAATGCATTGGTTGCATCTCTTTGGCAAGCTCTAATGCATCAGCCTCAGTATCGCGGCGAAGGTAAGTTTCGTCATACAACCTATTCCTTTCCGGGTCTAAAACGAGCCAATAATGACTCTGCTTTTTTTGGCGTGTAACGCGGTGCTTTATGCCTGTTCCATTGCATGAAAAACATTCGCCGCCCTTCACATGAGAAAATTCCCAAAGGTTGCCTGTACCACAGCACTTAGGGCAAGGAAGATGCTTTTTATCAGTGTTTGTCATACTAAGTTCCTAGTAATAAAAATTGCGTTATTTCCGAACACCCAAAGTATATCAATTGTATCCATTAGATACAACTAGTATCTGCATTAAATAGTAATACTTTAGGACCAATATGATCAACGGTTCAAGCTCGATCGATCAGGCTTTACGGGATGCCATAGTACGCAAGCAAGACGAGCTCTCAGGCGGTTATGTGAGTTTCCCGATCAACTGCATATGTTCGTGTGGGTTTGATTGGACTAGCGATAAGAGCAGCCTGGAGGAGTCTAAGACGGGTTGTCCCAAATGCCATAAGAGTTATTGCGAATGAGCTATCAGAAACCTTATCTCTATCACTGTGTCTTAAAGCGCATAAAGGACGGTGATAGCTACATTGTCGATCTGGATCTTGGGACCGGACAGTGGACTCACGATGTGGATCTCAGACTCTACGCCTGCGACACACCAGAGAACCGGGCAGTGAAGGGTAATAAGAAGCTTAAGGCTTATGGTCTGACAGTTACAAAGTACGTTCAGGAGCTCCTCACGATCGGTGAGACCTATGTCATCAAGACGCATAAGGATCAGCGGGGTAAGTTTGGTCGCATCCTGGCAGAGATCTACCACAAGGCAGACAAGCGAGGTCTAGGTAAGTCTCTCAATCAACACCTAATCGATAAGCGGTATGCAATGCCCTATCACGGAGAGTCAAAGAGTCAGGTCACAGAAGCTCACAAAGCTAATCTTAAAGCATTACTGAAAAACAAACAGATCACGTTGGTCAAGGTATGAATGAAATCGCGTCAGGTCCAGTATCAGCAGTTCCCTTAGTCTCAACTCACGTTAACAGAGAGACACAAACCGAGGTAGTGCATGAGCCTGTTGTAAAGACAGTAGAACAAGTCACGGTAATAGATACCTATGATTGGAGAGGAGCTAAAACCTCTAAAGCAAGAGAGTACACAGTTAACTATCTGGTATAGAGATCAGGCAATACGAAACAATGATAAAGGATAGATAGAGATAAGAGTTGGTGCGGGGAAGGGGACGAGACCGTATCTCTTTGCGATAGCTGCGACGCCGACCTCGCGAGCGCACGCGATCCTACAGAAATCTGCGGGTTTTGCCAACGAAAACACATGATTTCCCGAGCTCAAAAGTAAAACATTATAAATATCAATAACTTAGCGATGCAGCAGGACGGGTAAGATACTCGCCCGGTTGCATTTTTGCCCCCCTCGATTAAGCACGCGGGGGTAGAGAGAGGAATAGCCCCACACACACCCTATGGACAATTTACAACTAACCCAATGCGCTGCCTTTTCCAACCGGGCTTACGGCGAGTTTAAGGAAGTAGGCTATGCG